AAATACTACTCATCATTGTCCTGGCACATCTCACCGGTTGCGGTCTAACCGGCATTCGATGCGCCATCGAGAGCGAACCCGAAGTCATCAACGACGAGGTGAAAAATGAGACACCGCAGGAAACGCAGGACTAAACCGTTCGGCAAATATGCCGGATCACACAGAAAAAACCGTTCAAGCCGTCGCACTGTGCGCGGCGGGACCCGGCTCTAAAATGTGGGCTGCTTCAGCCCGCTAAAAGGATTCCGTGATGTCACAACAAACGGGATCGTCTTCAAACGAACGTCGCACACGTTCGAAAAAATGGAAGTTGCTTGCGGTCAGTGTCTTGGCTGCAGGCTTGATCGGAGCCTCATGTGGGCTATGCGGATCGTTCATGAAGCCGATCTGCACGAGGATAACCACGGCAATTGCTTTGTAACACTCACTTACCAGGACCCGCATGAAGCAACTGACGAACAATACCGTAATGGCTATTATCTACCGTCGCCTCCGACGCTGGTTAAAAGCCATGTTCAAAAATTCATCAAAAGACTTCGAAAGAAATTTCCTCAAAAAATACGGTATTTCTACTGCGGAGAATACGGCGATCAATCTCGCCGACCTCACTACCATCTCTGCCTCTTTAACGTCTCGTTCAGAGACCAACAACTCTGGAAAGACGACGACGGTGTATACACGTTTTACTCCGAAACTCTTCAATCTCTGTGGCCCTATGGCTTTACAACCGCCGCTGAACTCAATTTTGAAACAGCTGCGTACACAGCGCGCTATTGCCTCAAGAAGGTTACGGGCCACAACGCTGAGCGACACTACTATTACCCGGATGATGACGGGACGTACAACTTCCTGCTCCCGGAATATGTCAACATGTCCCTCAAACCCGGAATAGGCGCGGACTACTTCAATGAATATCAAAGCGACTTCTACCGCGACACGGTTCCAGTACCCGGCAAAGGCCGGTGTCAAAAGATACCTCGCTACTATCAAACAATTCTCGAATCACAATTCCCGGATCGAGCCGAAGAAATTAAACGGCTTCGCAAAGTGTTCTACCAGGAACACCGCGAAGACTTCACGCCAAAAAGCCTCATGGATAAGTACAAAGTAACCAAGGCAAGACTGGCTCAACAAAGGAGAGCATTATGACAAAGAAAGAAAAGGAACCTATCTACAGCCCAGACTGGCCGCTGCCACACAGACTAATCTGGGACGAGTGGTACAAGCAGGAAGAAGCAAAAGAAAAGGAGAGCAAAAATGAAACTTAACGCATATTCAATTTACGACCAGGCATCCGCATCGTATATGCGGCCCTTCTTCACCGAAGCCGACGGCCGAGCCCGTCGAATGTTCGGTGACCTGGCAAATGACCCGGATCACGATATCGGAAAACACCCGAAGGATTATTCACTCTGGCGTGTCGGCATCTTTGACGACAACAAAGGCCAGCTGATTCCGGAGCAAGGCGAATGCCTGGCAACAGCGCTGGAAATGCAAGCGCTGCAAGACAACCACATAGCAAACACGGAGTAAGACATGGCCCGGACGAATATGAAGCACGACTTCGCACAGATACCGCAAGCGAATATCCCGCGGTCATCGTTCAATCTCTCACACGTTCACAAGACGACGTTCGATGCGGATTACCTGGTACCGGTTATGGTGCAGGATGTAATACCAGGGGATACATGGAATTGTTCCCTCACGCATTTCGTCCGGCTTGCTACCCCGCTTCACCCGATCATGGATAATATCTACGTTGATACGTTCCACTTCTTCGTGCCGTACCGAGTACTTTGGTCCAACTTCGAAATATTCTGCGGCGCTCAGGTAGATCCAGCCGATTCGATTGACAAGACGATTCCAGCGGTCAATTCATCAACGACCGCAGACCTGACAACCGGAAGCCTCGTTAATCAATTACGGGACTATATGGGCCTTCCTCACTTGGCGAGCGTCGATCTCTCAGAGGTGAGTGCCCTGCCGTTCAGGGCGTACCATAAAATCTGGAACGATTGGTTCCGGGACGAAAACCTCCAGGACAGCCTCGACGAAGAAACCGGCGATGGTCCGGATTCGGCGATCGGCTACGCACTCAAAAAACGCGGCAAAAGACACGATTACTTCACCTCGGCCCTTCCGTGGCCGCAAAAAGGTGACGCGGTCGACCTTCCTCTTGGAACCTCCGCACCGATTGGTACCGACGCAGTCGATAACGACCCGCTTCGCGTTCGTGATTTCAGTCATGCCCAGGACTCAATGGGCTTTGATACGGCCGGCGGCTTAGGCGATCCGGTCTTATACGACGATGCCGGCGGAACGAACGACGAGGCAAACCTCTACGTCGATCTTACCAACGCTACTGCGGCAACGGTCAATGACGTACGCCTGGCATTTCAAACGCAACGCTTACTCGAGCGAGACGCTCGAGCAGGTACCAGGTACGTCGAAACACTGCATGCTCACTGGGGCATCAACAACTATCCCGACGCAAGACTGCAACGCCCCGAGTATCTCGGCGGCGGATCCAACCCGATCAATATCACTCCCGTGGCTCAGACGTCAGGGCAACCAACACCAGCTGCGAACGACAAACTCGGCGAACTAGCCGGATTCGGTACTGGCTCAGGCACATCAGGGTTCACAAAATCATTTGTTGAGCATGGCGTGATAATGACGCTCATTAACGCTCGGGCTGATATCACGTACTCCCAGGGCCTCGACCGTTACTGGACCAAAGACACAAGGTATGACTTCTGCTATCCCGTCCTCGCCGGAATCGGAGAACAATCGATTCTCCTTGGCGAACTTTATTACCAAAACACGTCGGCCGATGACACGGTTTACGGCTATACAGGCCGCTACGACGAATACAGGCATATCAACTCGAGGTTGACCTCGCTCATGCGGCCCGATAATGCAGCGTCCCTGGACGTATGGCATTTGTCCGAAGAATTCACAAGCGCACCGTCACTCGGCGATACGTTCATCCAGTCCAACACGGGTACACCTCTCGATCGCGCGATCGCAATCAGCACGGAACCTCATTTCATTGCCGATCTCTGGTTCAAAATCAAAGCCGCCAGGCCGTTACCTCTCTATGGCGTACCCGGCAAACTGGACCACTTCTGATGACTATCACAGTCCCGGTACAAGGCGCGCCCCCGAAAGCAAGTATTCCGTGGGGCGCAATCGGCTCTCTCGGCGGTTCTATTATCGGCGGCCTCTTCGGCGCGTCCGGCCAAAGAGAAGCAAACCAAACCAACATCGAGCTCGCGCGAGAAAATCGCGCCTGGCAAGAACGCATGTCCAACACAGCGGTGACCAGGCGCATGAATGATCTGAAAGCCGCCGGAATCAATCCGATACTCGCCGGGAAATACGATGCCTCAACACCGGCAGGTAATCTTGCCACCGTTGGTAACGTGGGCGCTGCCGGGATCACCGGCGCCGCCTCGGGCGCAAGCACAGGCAAGGAAGCCTCGCTCGCTCAGCTCACTCGGAAAACGATGAAACAACAGCTGAAAAACATGGCGGCTACGGAAATGGCAACCATGACGACAACCGGAAAAATGAGCGCGGAAGCGAATAACCTTACAAAAATGGGCGACCTGCTGGACGCACAAATACCAGGAGCGGAAGCTGAGGCGCAATTCTGGAAAGACCTGAAAGACGGCAAAGTCGAAGGCTTAGCGAAAGGCGTTCAGTGGATTGCGCCACTTATCAAAATACTACGAGGTAAATGACATGGGCATGATCCCCGCAAAAAAACTTGACTACTCCGACGGCCGCACCGACCAGGGCTTCAAAGGCAGCACCGATATCAATCGGCTCCTGGCAAAAGCGGCCCGGTCGGGAACTCTCTCTCACCTGGACCAATACCAGGGTAATTATGGCGATTTCTCTGGATTCGACTTCATGGAGACCCAAAACAAAATAGCGCGAGGAACTCAAATCTTCGAAGCGCTCCCGTCGGAAGTCCGGCGGGAATTCAACCAATCGCCTCAAGAATTCTTCGAATTCGCTAACGATCCCAACAATCGGGATCGACTCCGCGAGCTTCTTCCTGAACTCGCGAAACCCGGCACTCAGATGCCGAAAATACGCGCAGGCGCGCAAAAGACGCCGGCAGGCGTCGCAAGCGAGCCTCAGGCGAGCGAAACCAATGCCCCTGCTCCGGCTACAGCCGAATCAAGTGAAACGCGTGCAGAGGGCGAATAGAAGCTGCGACACCTCATGCAGACTTCTTCTAAAGGCCGCCGCAAGGCGGCCTTTCTACATCAGCCAGTTCCTACTACTTGATGGGAACTGGCTAGGTGACACCATCAGGACGAAAAACAACGTGATAATCGGCCTGTCTTGTCACCGACAGGGGGCACTAAAGCCCCCCAAAAACACTTGCAAAAACGAGCCAAAGCGAGTACAAAATACCTAACGCTCTCCGCGTTGGGTTGCCGGTACCGGCTTTTTTATGAAAAAAATACTACTCATCATTGTCCTGGCACATCTCACCGGTTGCGGTCTAACCGGCATTCGATGCGCCATCGAGAGCGAACCCGAAGTCATCAACGACGAGG